TTAATTTATTCCTATATTTTCCAGCACTTCATCAATGAACATCGAGCGGTAGTGCGGGCAGTCAAGCACTCCTTTCCGTTTCGCTTCCCGATACACCTTTGAGAACAGCTTGGCTTTTTCCTGGACTGTTACTGGTATCTCCTCGATGGGTGTTGTCAGGAACCGGCATCCCCAGCCTTTGCAGGTCGGGGAGAGCTGGCAATAATGATTTCCTTTGAAGCTGATAATGCAGTTATTTATCTGATTATTCATATTTATACCCTATGTAGGTTTTATTGTTGAATTTAGAATAAACGGTTACTTCTTCTCTTTTTAATTTTATGTCTCCTAAATATTTCCCATCATCTGATATTATACTATCGGAAGTCAGTTTGCGAAATTTACCCATTATTATGAAAAGCCTATTGTTATTATCCGCATTATAATCTTCATGTTCTAATTCAATATAGAAGTCTTGGGTTGAACGTTTGTATATATATGCGTGTGTTGTACAGCTATCTGGAATATCATACTTATAATGTCCACATATATCTCCTAAATCTTCATTTGAGCATGATGAAATACAGATAGATAAAATTAGTAGTAAAACGTATCGCATGATTATCCTATTTTATTTGATTTCTGTAAATTGCATTTTTGACATAATAGCTGCAGGTTTTCCACGCTTGTGTCACCACCTTTGGAAAATGGTATGATGTGGTCTAAATGCAGGTTTTCAGTGGAACCACAATAAACGCATCTTCCTCCGTCTCTATTCCAAACAGCATCGACTACTTCTTTAGGTATCGGCGGCCGCTTGTTTGCTTCCGGGAATATTTCCCCTTCATCCATGAGCTCTTGCAACGCTATTTTCTCAAGGTCTTGTTTGCGTTTTTTCTGTAACAGTTTTTCTTTTATCAGTTCTTTTTCAAATGCATCAACTTTTTCTGAATCTGTTTCAATGGTGAGAACGGTATCTTCAGGTACAAGGGCCGTCTTTCCTTCATAGTACACGATTCCTTTTTGTGGAGACCTAAACTGAATGTATGCATCTCCGAATGTCACAGTGCAGCATTGTGCATTTGCTTCTATTATTTCTGGAGTATTCCATCCTTTGTTGACGTAGTTGCATCTTGGTTCATAATCGACTTCACCCACTACTGCCTTTTTTATCTTTAATTTTAGAAGTGTTCCATCCTTTTCCCATCCAACAAAATCATCTTTCCTTTCAATTATTTCCTGGACAGAGTATTTTATGTTTGTCGTAGTATACGATGATGGTTTATTTTTTGTTTCTGTTGCAGGCTTTTCCTTTTGTAACGTGTAATTGTACAAAGAATCGTACTTTTTCTGGAGGGAAGAAAGTTTTTCATTCAACTCTTTCAGGTCTATATCAGATTTCCTCTCTGTTTCGGAGTATTTCATCTTTATAAGCAGAGCGTCATAGGCTTCCTTCAGCTTCTTATACTTTGTATAGTAATGAAAAGAAAACCATATTGGTAAACCGATAAATAAGCATAAGATGATGAATGTAAACATATCCTTTGTGATTTATACGTTTTTATCTTCTTCTTGGTCTTTGTAATTCTATTACGTTGAATATCTGCTTCACGTCAGCAAGGTTGATGACCTTGTCTGGGTACATTGAGTTCAGTGAGTGTATCGTGATGGTGTGGTTTTCCACGTCATGGTTGATGATACGCTTCACCAGTATTCCTTCAGTATGTACGATGACGAAGTCCCATTTTCTGATATGCAGCTTGCTGTCTGCCCATAGGTGCGGCATGATTTCCCGGCACAGCAGTCGGTCACCTTCCAGGATAGCATCCTCTGTTCCATCGTTCATACTGTCTCCCTTCACTTCAAAGGCAACGTAGTGTCCTTGTGCTTCATGGTCTACTATATATGGTATGGTAGGCAGGGTTGCCATGTATGCCGCATCTGCATATCCGCAGAGGTATCCGGCTTGTGCGTACTGGCTCACGAGTGGTACACGTAGTATGATTGGTTCGTCAATTGGGGATGCTTCATCTGATGGCTGGTTAGGTGTATTCAGCATATTCCCTTCACCTGTAAGAAGCCATGATGGGTTAACTTGAGGTAGTTTGGATGTTATTTTGTCAATAACGCTTCGTCCAATTCCTCTACGTCCACTTACCCAACCACTTGTAGTGGCTGTTTTTTCTCCCATGAAATTAGCAAACTCAGTATTGTTATCGTGGAAAAAATGTTTTCTGATCTCTTTTATTCGTTCGTAGACCTCCATATTAAGCTGTTTTGCTAATATAAATTAGCATAAATGTTAATTAATACTCATGATTAGCATAAATGCGTATTGATAATTTGCAATATTAGCAAAAGTGCTTATATTTGCAACATCAAACAATAAACAATAAACAAAGGAAACGAAAAAACGGGAAACCGCCAAATAAAAGTGATAACTAAAAAGAGGTAACGCCATGAGAATGTATGATTTGAAACAGATAATGAAGGATGCTTGGAGAACATATAAATATGTTGCTAAGAAGAAAGGAAAGACTTTCGGTGAAGTTCTGAAATCAACATGGAAAATGGCAAAACTCCAGGTGTCAATGAAGAAAGCCATGGATTCAAAAAGCCAGCCTTTGTCAGGATTGAAGTCAGCCTGCAAGGCGGTCAGCTACGACTGGTCAGGTGTAACGGAAGCGGCCGTTTATCCGGACAACCACAGAGGTTACCTTGGTTCGAAATATTGCGGAGATTAATCAGGATAACGCAATCCCTATCCGGCCATAGAGCCTACCCTTTGATGCGGAGGTAGGGAACATGAAGGATTGACTGCCCTAAGCAGTCCGTTCCAGAAAGCGATACTGGCGCATACCCTCATTACCAGCATAGAGGACGCGAGGATTCAAGGGTCGAAGCAAGCAGCCACAAGGTCGATGCAAGCAGCCTGGCTAAATAATGGCAAATGTCCCGAACGGTCATGCAGTGAAGAATAGTAGCTGATAACTCCGGTGGAAAGAGCAGAGAGAGCTTATCGGGGCACGAATCAAATAATAATCACATGAAAATACTACTTGCTTTATGTGCATTGTCCGTATTGGTGATGCACTTCAATCAGGATTTGAATCCGGTCTATTGGATTGGATTTTCAGGGTTTGTAATAACTGGCTTCTGGGCCGCTTATAAAATGGATAAGGATGGAAGAGCTTCAAAAGGTAATAAAGAGCATCTGTGATGAATTTGCAGACATCAACGCCATTCTGGCGGCACGCTCAAGGGAACTGGACAGACGGGAGCTGTTCGATAAGGAGATAGATACGGAAATCAATAATTTAAAACAGAATAGACATGAAAACAAATGAGGAATTACAGGGTATGACGCATGATGAACTCGTGGCATACACACAGAATCTGCAACGCGAATCCGAAGAATACAGAAAATCAATGCTGTATTACATGGAAGAAGAGAAAAAGATTGAATCGAAGTTTGAGAGTTTCAAGAACATGGTCAAATCGTTAGTTGTCTTAGTCGATTAGTTTTTATGGGTTATAGAAAATAGGTAGATGCCGGGCTGTGAAGTTCGGCATTTTTATTGGCAGATAGTTCAGGCGGTAGAACGCCATGTAAGGGTTAGCATGGAAGTCACGGGTTCAAGTCCCGTTCTGCCAGCAAACATTAAAAAGTAAGCGATATGGTAAAAGTAACAGAAAACTGGGCATCGACTTTGCGAGGAATGAAGGTCGGTGAGACTGTGATATTCCCCATTTCCTCTATTTCGTCAGTGAATACAACCATTTCCAGACTTCGGTTGGAAATGTGCGTGGAAGGGGCAGATTGGAAGCGGGTAGGAGAGATAGACCGGAAGCATGGGGAATTCAAGGTAAAACGTGTGTCATGAATGATTTATCTGAACGTGAGCACCTGGTTGCAGAGCAGTATTGCAAGGGGCTTGCGGATAAGGAGGTGGCCGACAGTCTTGGCCGCTCTACATGGACAATCAAGGCACAGAAGCGCGACATATACCGGAAGCTGGGTATCAGCAAGGATACGGAGCTGGTTCTGTATATGTTCTGCGAAAAGCTGAAAATCAACTTCGACCTGAAGGAGATTCGTAAACATGGGCTGGAAATGTTCTTCTCATTCCTTTTTATCCTCATGGCGATAACGGACTATCATGTGGATATGAGAAGATGCCGGATGCAGACAAGAGCAAGAGTAACCAGAGTAGTAAGGAGGAGAGCAGATGGAGATTGACGCATGGCAGTTGAAGACGATTATCCGTGAGACCGCAAAGGAAGCGGTGGAGGAATACATCAGACGCAGCAACCCGACTTCTGACGAGATAACCTATTCCAAGGCGTGCCGCAGGTACGGTGAAGGGTGGTTGGACCATCAGATAGCCATTGGTGCTGCAAAATGGATACGGAAGGGAGTGTATCAGAATTCCCCGAAAATATTTTCCATAAAGCAGTTGGACGATTTGAAGTATGGCCCTTCAAGTCAGCTCAGAGCTGCAATGGGATGAAAGCACGTCCGGAGAGGTCTGGCCGCCTTTCAGGACAAAAGATATATCAGTTTATTAACCACTTAAATTTTTTGATTATGGGACTTATTAAGAAACCAAATGAATTGCAGGTAAAGAAAACCTTGTCAGCACTTATTTACGGACAGCCAGGTATGGGAAAGACCACACTGGCCTTGTCGGCACCGCATCCGCTTCTTCTGGACTTTGACGGTGGCGTACACCGTGTGAACGCTGCCCACCGTGTGGATACGGTACAGATAACGAAATGGGAAGAAGTGGATGAAGTGATGCAGTCGCCTGAGATTGCCGACTATGCTACGTTCGTAATTGATACCGCCGGAAAGATGCTTTCCTTCATGGACAAGTATATCATGCAGAACAATCCGAAGATGCGCAAGGCGGATGGTACTCTTTCCCTGCAGGGCTACGGAGTACGAAAGAACATGTTTATCAATTTCGTCAACCAAGTTTCTTTGATGGGCAAATCGGTGATATTCGTTGCGCATGAACGTGAGGAAAAGAACGGTGAGGAAAAGCAGATACGTCCGGAAATCGGTGGTTCATCTGCCGGAGACCTGATTAAGGAGCTGGATTTGGTCGGTTACATGGAAGCTATCGGAAAGAAGCGTACCATTTCCTTCAATCCTTGCGAGAAGTTCTACGGAAAGAACACCTGCAATCTTCCTGAACGCATGGAGATTCCAATCATTATCAATGACAAGGGTGATGTGACTGGAGAGAACAATTTCATGACGAATATCATCAATACCTATTCGAAATACCAGGAGAAACAGACAGAGCTTTCTTCCGAATACGAAGACCTGATGGAAGTAATCAAGGCGCAGGTGGAACTTGTGAATGACGTGGAGTCGGCCAACAGCGTGGCAAAATCACTTGCAGGTATGCAGCACATTTTTGACAGCAAGCTGCAGGCTGGACAGCTTCTTAACAAACGATGCAAGGAATTGGGTTTGAAGTTTGACAAAATCAAGAAGGAATATGCAGCAGCCTAAGTACAGAATGTATCCGTCACTTCTGGATAAGTTTGAAGCTTATCTGAGGGCGGATGAAGAGGTGGAGAGCTTCTTCAACATAGACAATGAAACCGGAGAGTACAAACGCTCTCCGGAAGAAATTGAAGCGGAACTGAAACAGTCCCTGATTGACGCTATCAACCGTGTGCCATTTGCCAGCGAAGCAGCCGACAAGGGTACGGCCTTCAATGCGCTTGTGGACATGGCGATTCATAATGAGCCGCACGTTCCCAGTGAGCGTGCTCCGTATTCCATTATCGGAGACAGGGAAACAAATACCGTTCAGGTAACTTTCCCGGCTACGGAGATGGCACCCATGCGGAACTTCCTCTTTGACCGTGCCTGGGTTATTGAGCAGGCCAAGTATTTCGATGGGGCGGTAAGCCAGTTGTGTGTCTCTGCAATCCTTCCAACCAAATATGGTGATGTGGAGCTTTACGGATTCATCGACGAGCTCAAGCGTGATGTGGTATATGACATCAAGACGACAAGCTCGTACAGCTTCGGAAAGTATGAGCACGGCTGGCAGCGGCATGTGTATCCTTACTGCCTGATAGCTTCAGGAGAGATGGAGAGCGTAAGCGCATTTGAGTATACCGCCTTTGCATTGAAAGGAGGTACCAGCCGCACTCCGCTCATTTCTGGGACACGTTATCCGGAATACTATACCTACAATCATAAGCAGAGCATAAAGTTGCTCACAGCCCATGTAGAGCGTTTTATTGAGTTTCTGGAAGCTAACAAAGAATTAATTACTGATAAAAAGATTTTTGGACAATGAGTCAGACAGCTATTCTGGTGAAGGAAAAGGGAGTGGTGAGAATTGACAAGCCTTTCGACTTCATGTGCAGCCAGCTTCGGAACGGACGTTACAAGGTCGTCATCGAGCGCTATACGGAGCCACGGACTATCAGTCAGAATGCCTTGATGTGGCTTTGGTTTACGTGCATCGAGCAGGAGACCGGAACGGACAAGCAGGACGTACATGACTACTACTGCAGCCTTTTCCTTCGCCGGACGGCTGTAATAAACGGAAAGGAGACGGTTGTTGCCGGAAGCACGTCACGTCTGAACACTTTGCAGATGACGGACTTTCTTAATAAAGTGAAGGCGGATGCGGCGGCTGAGCTGGGAATATCGCTTCCTCTTCCGGATGACTTGTACTATCAGGAGTTTATTAACGAATATAAATACAGGAGATAAGGACATGGATATAACAAAAGCAAAAGTGACGAAGGATAATACCCTCGTTGCAACCTATATGGATGAAACGGGTACGGTGACGGTAGAGGGAAAGAACCTCGTGACCAATGACCTGATAAACGCTTTCAAGGCTCTGGTTCCCCACATGGCTTTCCTCTGTGAACAGAAGGAAGCGGACGGTAAGGAGTTCCTGGAAGATATGCCGGAGAATATTGACAGCATCCTTGAGGTGACCGGATATACGGTGGGAGGTGACGGTGACAGCAGGGGAGTTACACTGACCGGAAAGCGGTTCCTGAAAAGCAACAAGGTGCTGAACCTGAACGCACCGTTCACCAAGTTTACAGACGAAAATGAGGACTATGCGTTTCAGTTTGAGCTGGAGCAGGCCATAGAATCATGCAGCTATGAAGTGAACGAGTATATCTTCAACAAAAAATGGAAGGTGGTACAGCAGGAACTTCCGTTCGAAGAGCAGGCTGCGGCAGATGTTCAGGCTGATGTGATACCGGAAGCACAGACGGCAGCTCCGTCCAGTCCGGACATTGAAGCCTTTCAGAAGATAATGGATAACTCGAAAGTGACGATAGAGGTGAACGGGAAGAAAATCAAGCCCAGAAGTTCCGGCCGTCACAAGACCACACAGTTAGCATCATAATACTATGTTGTACCCATTTTGTGTAACGCAAACCCCGAATTGCTATAAGATAGCATTTCCCTATCATCCCACACTGAAAGACCTGGTACACCGTATCCCGAGTGTGGCCAGGAATCCGAAAGCAGCCTACATACCTGATGAACGCGCATGGAAGGTTTCGCTTGAAGATAAATGGTATGTGGATAAGATGGGAGAGTGGGCAGTATCGGCAAGGATATGCAGCCGCGTACAGCGTTCGGTATCTTCCAGGGCTGTAACGGACTACACCATTCCTGATTTGCCGAAACTGACAGTTCCCCACGGGCTTCTTCTGGAGCCTTACGAATACCAGAAGGAAGGTATCGCCTATGCCTTGCAGCATAAGCGGTGTATCTTCGGGGACCAGCCGGGACTGGGAAAGACGTTGCAGGCAATAGGCACGGTTACGATAGCAAAGGCGTATCCGTGCCTTGTTGTTTGTCCGGCCGCCCTGAAGATAAACTGGCAGCGTGAATTCAAGAAGTTTGCCGGAAAGCAGGCGATTATACTTGATGACAAGAACAAGTCAAGCTGGCAACGCTTCTACGAACAGAAGAAGGCGGACGGTACGGCCTTGTGCGACATCTTTATAACCAACTACGAGAGCCTGAAAAAGTTCTTCGTGCAGGGAATAAAGGATGATGCACGCTTTACCATGCGTTCCATCACGTTCGACCCGCGTATCTCATTGTTCAAGTCGGTAGTGATAGATGAGAGCCACAAGTGCAAGTCCAGCAAGACACAGCAGAGCAAGTTCCTGGAAGGAATATGCAAGGGTAAGGAGTACGTGCTGGAGCTTACGGGGACTCCGGTAGTGAACAACAATACCGACCTTATCCAGCAGTTGAAGATAATGGGACGTCTGGAGGACTTCGGAGGATATAAAAACTTCTGTGAAAAGTTTTGTGCCGGGCCTAAGCAGAGTTCCAATGTGAAGGAGTTGAACTGGAGACTGTCAACCACCTGCTTTTTCCGAAGGGAGAAGGCCAAGGTACTCACGCAGCTTCCGGACAAGTCACGGCAGTATATCGAAGTGGATATCACCAACCGTAAGGAGTACGACAAGGCGGAAGCTGATTTGATTCAGTATCTGCGTACATACAAGAATGCGGATGATGAAAAGATACAGAAGGCTCTTAGAGGTGAGGTAATGGTGAAGATGGGCATCCTGAAATCCATATCCGCAAGGGGCAAGATTAAGGTGTTCTCCGAGTTTATCCATGACGTGATAGACGGTGGAGAAAAACTGATTGTCTTTGCCTACCTCAAGGAGGTTGTGATGGAGCTGAAAAACCATTTCCCTGATGCGGTGACCGTGACGGGTGATGATAATGCAGTTCAGAAACAGAATGCTGTAGACCGTTTTCAGAATGACCCGAAATGCAGGCTGATAATCCTTAACTACAAGTCGGGAGGTACGGGATTGACGCTTACCGCTTCCAGCCGTGTGGCGTTTATCGAGTTTCCCTGGACGTTCTCAGACTGCGAGCAGGCAGAGGACAGGGCGCACCGTAACGGCCAGAAGAATAACGTGAACTGTTACTACTATTTAGGGAAAGATACAATTGACCGCTATATGTATGACGTTATCCAGACCAAAAAGAACATTGCCAACGGTGTGACCGGAACGGATGATGTGGTGAAGGAAAGCGTGGTGGATATGGCCATGAACTTATTCAGTCAGAAGTTATGAAAACTATACTGCAATCATTGAAAGAAAATGTGGAGGGTGGAAATATTACTCTCAGAGAAGCCGCTATCAGGTTACATGAAGCCGGATGGACAAACTTTATAGATGAAGAAACTACAAGAAGGTTGCTTAAACTGTAATAATGAGAAAGCAGACTACACCGCTATCAGAAAGCCAGATTCAGCATGATTGCCTGACATGGTTCAGGCTTCAGTACCCGAATCTGGCTTTGCTTCTCTTTGCAGTTCCGAACGGTGGCCGCAGGGATGCAAAGACAGGAGCGAGGATGAAATACGAGGGAGTAGTAAGGGGAGTTGCCGACCTGATACTACTTATCCCCAAAAAGGGATATGCTTCCCTCTGTATTGAAATGAAGACACCGAAAGGGGTACAGAGTGACGGGCAGAAAGAATGGCAGAGAGAAGCCGAGAAGTACCGGAACAAGTATGTGGTATGCCGTTCTTTACAAGAGTTTATTTACGAGGTTAATTCTTATCTACTATGACCTACATTGACTACATTAATCAGTTTTGGCAAATTCGACGGTATAAACCGATGACAGCGCATGAGGCAGACTTCTATTTCTTTTTGTTGAAGGAATGCAACATCCGGAATTGGCTTTGCCCATTCGAATTACCAACACGTCTAATCCAAGCCGAATTAGGTTACAGCAATAAGACTGTAATTGATTTGCGCAACCGATTGAAGCAAAAAGGGCTGATTGATTTCATTGAAGGGAACAGAAGAGAAAAGGCTGCTTCTTATATTCTTTTAGTTACCTCAGGTAACCAAATTGTAAACCAAACTGGTAACCAAAGTAGTAACCAAAACGGTAACCAAACTGGTAACCCTATTATAAAGACTAAGAATAAGACTAAGAATAATAATAACTCTGGCGAGTTATTTCCGCCCGAAGAAAAACCGAAAAAGAAAAAAACGGCAAAGGCAGAATTTATCCCTCCCACATTGGGCCAGGTAAAAGCCTACTTTGAAGAAAAGCTTCCGGACTGGGAAAGGCAGGCGGAAATATTCTTCTATCACTTCGACAGCCTTGGATGGCGTAACGCTAACGGAGCAAAGATTGAGCGTTGGGACAGCAAGGCAAATCTTTGGATAATGGACGAACAAGCAAAACAATATCAGCATGGAAAACAATCTGAAAACAGTTGCGGAGGTAATAAACCAAGCGACATTACAACAGCCGGAAAGCTTAAAGCGGTTGAACTCTGATTCAAGGCAGGCGGAATCATTCTGGAAGCAGAAGCTGGTAGAGTGCATGACCAGTGTATCACCAGGATTCGTGATAGATGCCAGAAACCGCAGGGAGTTGGATGCACTGTACCGCTGGGTATGGGAAAGAGCCGGCCGTATCATGGGAGGAAGTCTTGACCCGTGCAAGGGCATTATGCTTTGTGGGCCGATAGGAACAGGAAAGTCCACGCTCATGAAAGGGCTGCAGAAGTACGAAAGTCTGGTAAACAGATATGCGTTTGCTTTCGGACGGAAGGATTTAGGCTTTGCGTTCGTTTCAGCGGCTGAAATCTCATTACGCTATGCGGAACAAGGAATTGACGGAATAATTCGCTACACGCAGCGAGAATGCGCCACAGGGCTATGTATTGACGAGATTGGACGTGAGCCTGCGGACGCAAAGCACTTTGGAACGGGACTGAACGTAATACAGACCGTTTTACAGCTTCGCTATGAGTTTCGTCATGAGTATTGCACTTATGCGACAACCAATCTGGAACTGGATGATATACCGTCACGGTACGGAATCTACATTGCAGACCGCTGTAAAGAAATGTTTAACATCGTTCATGTAGGCGGTGAAACTCGACGACAATAATCACCAAAAACCACATCAATATGACAAGTTTTGAAACAACAATCCAGGCGTATCTGGAGAATCGTGCAAAGACTGATTCTCTCTTTGCTGAGACCTACAAGAAAGCAAACAAGAGCATCGAGGAATGTGTCAAGTATATCTACTCGAAAGCCAGAAAGCTGGCAAAGGGAGGAAACGCAGTCGGTGTCGATGAAGCAACCGTATATGGATGGGCAGTCCATTACTACGACGAGGATGACATCAAGGTGAACAAGGTGCAGGAACGTGTGGAAGTAGTGGCTCCGGCTTCTGAACCTGCAAAAGCAGAGCAACCAAAACCAAAATTAAAGCCGCAGCCGAAACGCAAGAGAGGTGATGATAACAGTCTGCAACTTTCATTATTCGGAGAACTATGAGACCAAGGACAAAACGTGAAAGGCTGGTGGCTGAATTGAGCAGTAAGCTGCCAGCAATAACAGAAGCCCAGATACGGTGGGGAAAGAAGCATTGTTTTCCACATAACGTTTACCGCTGTAAGGATGAAATGTGGTGCAGTGAATGTGGAAAGATGTGGGTAGACACAACCGGACAGAAGGAAGGATACATACGGTGTCCTTACTGCGGTGAACGCCTAAAAATAAAAATCAGCAGGAAGAAAAAGCTGTGTCAGTATGAATACATGACTATCGTCACAGCGGTAGACAAGTTTCAGGTGCTCAGACATGTGGAAATAGGAAAGCACAAAGGGATGAAAATGGGAGAAATATTCTACCATAGCACGGAAGTTTGCCAGCAGTGGATAACTGAGGATAGGAAAGAAACAGTAATGGCCATGCCAATGAATATGGGTAAGAATGCCTGGATATATACACAGTCTATAAGCATCAAAAATTCTGTTGATTGTTACGGATATAATTGTTATGACATAAACGGTTATGTATATCCAAAAGTAAAGTTACTGCCTATATTACGCAGGAACGGCCTTCGTACTTCGTTCCATGGTGTTACTCCGGCCAGAATGATACGTGCCATCCTTGGGGAAAATAAGTATGCGGAAATGCTACTGAAAACGAAACAATATGGTATGCTTGATTTCTATATGCATCGGGGTTGTCTTTCTCATCCGTGGGCAGTGAATATCTGCAACCGTAACGGGTATATCATCAAGGACGGCTCGATGTATGATGACTACTTGCATTTGCTTGATTACTTCCACCTCGACACACATAATGCTAACTATGTATGCCCAAAGAACCTGAAAAAAGAGCATGACAAGCTGATGGAGCGTAAGAGGAATATAGAAGAAATGGCAAGGGTAAAATGGGAAAGAATTTTACGTATGAAGAAAGAGAAAGAGCTGAAGAAGAATATCGCCCTTTTCTGGAAAAAAATACATCCGTTTCTTGGGATGGAAATCAGGGAAGAAGGTATCGTAATCCGGCCGCTTGAAAGTGTTACCCAATTCTACCAGGAAGGAAAGGCTATGCATCATTGTGTGTATGATGCAGAATATTATAAAAAGAGTGATTGTATAATTCTTTCCGCTCAGAAGGAAGGTAGACGTCTGGAAACAGTAGAGATTAGCCTTAAAACATTTGAAATAGTGCAAAGTCGGGCAATTTACAACGGAGTCAGTCTTTATCATGATAAGATTATAGAACTGGTAAATCGTAACATGTGGATGATTAGGAGGGCTGCATCATGAAAGTTTGTATCGAGTGTGGCCGGAACCTTCCGGAAAGAAAGTTCCGTGCCTATGAAACGAAATCCGGCACCCATTACACCAGCAGGTGCCGATTATGTGAGAGCAGACACACGTCTGAAAGAAGAAAGCAGGACAGGCTTCATGGTCGGCTGGCCAGATACACTAACGAGCAGCTGGTAGCCGAACTCCGGAAACGTGGAGCCTATATCATGTATGGGAAAGACTTTGATTGTGGAACAACGATATGATATGGGAAAGCAGGAAAGTTTAAGTGATTATTATGAGATGGCTAAGTATGAAGCCAAGGCAGAAAGGGAATTGAAGGTCGAGCATTGGTTTCATGTTACCATACAATATCATGATGATAATGGGAACTATGTAATTCTATATACCTATGATTTGCCAAGGGAAATGTATTTCAAATATGATTGGGTTATCCGTTGGAGGACTGCAAAGTTACAATGCAAATATCCTAAATATTGTTTGTATTCAAGTATTTCCTTTTATGACAAACGCTCTGGAGAACTGATGTTTGATAGCTGTCTTAGGAAACTGATTTCCGCTAAGGCAAAGGTGTCGAAAGCTGAAAAAATGATGCGTGAATACATCGAGTACAACCGCCAGAATAATCTGTTCTTTGACGAGAATACGGACGAGGAGCTGGTTAAGTTCCGCGAGAAACTGGAGCGAAAGAAACTCGAATGTGCGGAGTGTGAGAAGAGGTTAGAATTATTAGTTGAAAGAAAGAGAAATAATCAATGAAAACGAAATTGTATTACCTGTTCCTGGCAGTCATGTGGTGGCTGCTGGGATAGGTGGAAAGGAGAAATGAATATGACAAGAAAGGAAGAAATGCTTAGGGAAGCCGTTCACGATCATTATCAGTGTAACGGAAAGTATGCTTGTGAAGAACGTGCTTATTGTAGATTTTGCGATGGAGATAACATAGCACATGACTGTGATGAAGATTGCTGTGCAGATGAGTTTAGCGAGGGATTTTTAGCTGGTTGGAATGCCTGCTTAAAATACCTTGGGAATATACCTTGGAATGAAGCCATGGATGAGATTGCAAACCATATTGAAACCAATCGTTCGGAGAAATTGAATGATTACCAAAATGAATAGTTATGGAAGAAGATAGTGTAATAATTGAGCTTGATACTGTTCTTGAATACAGAGACGGTCAAGTGTACATAAAGAAGATGGTTACAAGTGAAATGCCTGTTACACTGACATTTGCTATCATCGAAGCATTGAATAAAACGATTGTTGAGTATTACAGAAAGTGATAATTATGAAGAAGGTTGAGACAAAAATTTCTACTACAGTTGAAGTGACTGTAGGTGGAGAATCTGTAAACGAAGTATTAAACAATATATCTTCAATATGTCATAAATCTATCGAATATTCCTCTTCAAAAGATGAGGGATGTAATACACTCTATGAGGATGGGGAAATCGAAGACTATAAGGTCGACATGGAGGATAGGGTTGCTACACTTGAATCTGCTCTTTATCAAATACTTGATTTATTGGAGGACTGAATATGAAAGCAAAACTAAAAGTATCATGGGATTTTAATAGAACTGAAATAGAAGAAGGAACAGAGGTAACCATCATCAAAGGCATGGAAGCAGATGCAGATGGTGTACTTAATGCACCATACGGTATGTGTTATCTTTGTGAATTAGACGGTGTTATGTCTTATGTTCCTGCTATATATCTTATCATTACTGACTGGGATAATACTGATTGGGAACAGCGTAGATATGAAATAGCAAAGGAATGTTTAGCTGTACTTATGAGTAATGAAATGACTTTAGAAGATGCTGCAAAATTAAGTGTTGAACAAGCGGATGCTTTGATTTCTGAATTAAAGAAAACGAAAAAGCAATGAAAGTAATATCCATTAAACAGCCGTGGGCAAGCCTTATCGTTCACGGTATCAAAGACATCGAGAACCGTACTTGGAAGTGTCCTCAGAAGTACATCGGCCAAAGGGTGCTTATTCATGCAAGCAAAGGTAAAGGAGATGGTTGGGTATTAAATAAAGAGCAAGGGTTAAAACTACAAATGCATCCCTCCAATCTTAAAAGTACATTCTATGATGATTTACCTTTTGGTGCCATCATCGGTAGCGTGGTAATAGCAGACTGCGTACAGAACCATCCTTCAGTCTGGGCTGAGAAAGGAGTCTGGAACTGGGTGCTGAAGGATGCGGTACTGCTTGATAAGCCGATTATGAATGTGAAAGGAAAACTTAGTTTTTGGGAGTATGAGTTATGAGTATGAAACACAAAAGACATCAAACGGGAAGGCTATTCAGCCGTGATACTTACATGGTGATGCTGATAAAAGACAGCCGAAGGAACTTTGAAAGGGCAGAAAGACTGTTGGGTGATTTGAAACTGAAAAGCCATATTATAGCCGGGCTTGAAAAGGAGAACGAGGAACTTAAAAAAGAAGTAAACAAGCTTAAGGATGATGCGACATTTTATCACACTCAATGGGGAAAAGAGATAGACCTTTGTAAGGATTTGAAGAGAGAACTTGAATACGCAAAGAAACGAAAATGGTGGATGATATGGAGTTTATAACTTACTGACAACCCTTGTCAGTGCTTTGTGAATACCCGGTAACTGCTTTGTGGCGGTTATCGGGTAAATTTGTTTCTGTAACGCAAATACCGAGATATATGGAAGTGATTTACAGAAGTACAGAAACATTGAAGAAGCTGGAGGACAACCCGAGAACCATATCGGAAGGGCAGCTCCAGAAGTTAAAGGAATCCATACAGAACAATCCGGACTATTTTGAAGCACGTCCGATTATTCTGTCAGACCGAACGGGACATCTTGTCATTATTGCAGGGAACCAGCGCTATGATGCGTGCGTGCAGCTTGGAATCAAGGAGGTTCCTACGGTGCTTATCCCGAACCTGACAGAAGAGCGTGAGCGCGAAATCATCATCCGTGACAATGTGAGCAACGGGGAATGGGATATGTCCCGTCTGTTTGAATGGGACTGCCGTAAACTCATGGAATGGGGTATAGAAGGCATCAGCTTCCCTGAATTGGACGATTTCCCCGGAGGGATGGAAGATACTCACAATGTGCTTCGGAATGAAAATTACGAAGCGGGAGCGCATATCAAGTACCTGGCATTTGAAGGGTACAAGATACCGATAACCGATGTGGAGCTTGAAGGACTGAAGCAGCGTGCTGCCGAGTATCTTGAGGAGAACGGAGTGATGATTGGTTTCGTAAATAATCTGCTGGGCTTATGATGGAATACATTGACATAGAATCACTGAATCCGGCAGAGTACAACCCAAGGCTGCTTACTCCGGAAGCGCAGGAAAACCTGAAGAAGTCGATAACGGAGCTTGGCATCATCAAGCCGATAATTATCCGCAGGTCTGACAAACGAATCATGGCAGGCCACCAGCGCACAAAGACCATGAAGCTGCTTGGATATACTCATGTTCCGGCTTTCGTGCTGGATGGCGTGAACTCAACGGATGAGGTACGCTTCAACCAGCTTCACAACTATGCCGAATGCGAGGTGTCGGAGGTACAGCCGGACATACGTGTTTCTGTTCCTGAAGGAACGGAAGGTTTCTTTATGGTACCGAACAAGGATATAGCCGTCATTACCAAGGGTGGAAACAACTCACGTGTAGTGGACCTAACGAAGATGATTCTTCGCTATGGCCAGTTTGCGAATGCCGTATGCAACCATGAAGGAAAGGTCATCATATCCACTGTATACGCCAAGGCGGTGAAGCTTCTGGGTATGGACCTGCTTGTCTATGTACTTCCGGAAGAAAAGGAGGAACTGGCCCTGTCTTATTTTTCGAAGGAATATGGTGTCTTTGAATACTCCCATCTGGAACGGAAGACTTACATACAGTCTTTTGCACAGAAGGCACGTCTCAGGGAGAAAAACGGTGTCCCGAGCAGCAGGAGCCATTCCACGCTGTACGAGCGTATGGTACTTCCGTTCATCACGAAGGACATGCATGTGCTTGACTTCGGAGCCGGACAGAAGGACTATGCCACCAGACTGAAGAAGGAGGGATACCTCATTGACGCGATAGAGTTCTTTCACCGGAAGGACGGGGCTGACGTGATAGACGAGAAGGAGATACGTCAGGACTGTGCGGACGTATGCAGGACATTGTCGGAGTATGGCCTATATGATGTCGTGGTATGTGACAGCGTCCTGAACTCCGTAAATTCCCTTGACGATGAAAGGAACGTCCTTCTTTCCCTTTCTGCACTGTGCAAGCCGAGAGGTATGATTTTCTGGTCAGGTATCCCGCTATTGTTCGCACAGAAGGCTTCCGAGAGAAAGGAGACTCACGACTACCGTTCGAAAGCACTGTTTCTGGATGCGGATAACTTCACGGCAAACTTCCGCTTTGGAGAATGGTATTTCCAGCATTATCATTCCACGGCAGACGTATGCCGTCTCACGGAAGAACTTATCGGTTCTGATTTCAGGATATATGAGAAGGGTATCGAGGTAGACAAGTCACGGGAACTGCGCGGATCATCCTTTCAGGTATCCGTCATGAACGAAAGAAGAGCTGAGCACGATGTATATGCTGAAGCTCTTAGATACGAATTTAACCTTCCTCTTCCTAACAACAGAAGATGGGATTTGGATAAGGAAATATTACCCGTTTTTGAAAAATTGTGATTATGGCAGCACCAAAAGGAAATAAGTTCTGGATGTTAAGAAGCAAGCATGGCAGGGACAAGCTCTTTGCTACGCCTGAACTTCTATGGGATGCGGCGTGCGAGTATTTCCAGTGGTGCGATGAGAATCCATGGACAACCAGAAAGGCTATACAGAAAACTGTACCCGTAAGAGTGAATAAAGGGAAGGAGATTGTAACAGAGAACCAGCAGCACACACAGCAGGAGGTTACTCCCACGTCACGGCCGTATTCTCTCATGGGACTGTGCGTGTATCTGGGCGCTTCTACAAACTGGTGGAACGAGTTTCGTTCTGCCTGCATGAATAAAGGGGATAAAGATTTTTTGGAGGTCATCGCGCGTGTGGAGGAAACCATCAAGACCCAGCAGTTCGAAGGGGCGTGTGTCGGTGCGTTCAATGCGAATATCATAGCCCGTACTTTGGGGCTGGCCGACAAGCAGGAGGTGGACCATACGACGCAGGGAAAGCCATTCAAGGGATTCGATTTTCTTCCCTATACTCCGGAAGCGGACAAACTGAAATGATATGGGACAGAAGGTCAATATAAAGCAGAGATTGGCATACAATTACCTTCGTGATGACAGGACGAAGTTCCTGCTGTATGGCGGTGCCGGCGGTGGTGGAAAATCATGGCTTGGCTGTGAATGGCTGATGCAATGTGCCTATTACCTTCCCGGCACTCGCTGGTTTGTAGGGCGAAATAACCTGAAGGACAGCCGGGAATCCGTGACCGTTACTTTCAACAAGGTGGCAAAGTCTCATGGCTTCAGGGCGTACAAGACAACCAATGAAGGGATAGCTTTTGACAACGGTAGCGAAATAGTTTATATCGACCTGACATATTATCCGGTTAAAGACCCGTTGTATGAACGCTTGGGCTCAAAGGAATATACCGGAGGATGGATAGAGGAAGCTGGTGAGGTGCATTACCTTGCCTTTGACGTGCTGAAAACCCGTATCGGCCGACACATGAACGATGTCTATGGCGTACCTGGAAAGATACTTATCACTTGCAACCCTAAGAAGAACTGGCTGTACCGTGACTTCTACAAGCCGTGGAGAGAAGGAAAGCTGGAAGAACCGTATGCTTTCATTCAGGCATTGGTTCAGGATAACCCTTGGGCTACAGAGGACTATATCGAGAGCCTTCGTAATACGAAGGACAGGGTGACGAAGGAACGTCTGTATTTCGGGAACTGGGAGTATGACAATGACCCGACAGTCCTTTGTGATTACGAGGCTATCTGTGACCTGTTCACGAATGAGTTTGTCAAGCCTGCCGGGGATTCTTCCGGTTCTGCTGACCTTGCCATGAAGGGACGTGACCGTTTCATAGCCGGACACTGGAAAGGGAATGTCTGCTATATCAAGCTGGATCAGGAATACAGTACTGGGAAGTCCATCGAGACAGACTTGAAGCGTATGATGATAGAGTGTTCCATTCCACGCAGCCGGATGATAGCGGACTCTGACGGGCTTGGCAGCTATCTTGAAAGCTATCTGAACGGAATCATGGAGTTCCATGGAGGAACACGTCCCATCAATCCTGAGTATGACAACCTGAAATCGGAATGTGCCTTCAAACTGGCGGATATGATAAACAACCGCCTTCTCCGTATAGTATGTACGGAAGCACAGAAGGAGCGAATCATTGAAGAGCTTGGGGTGTTGAAGCAGGACCACATAGATGCGGATACGAGAAAGAAGGGAATTATCAGCAAGGAAAAGATGAAGGAGATACTTGGCCGCTCTCCTGACTATCTTGACATGCTGATTATGGCGATGTTTTTCAGGATAAAACCAGTGTTAAGGCGGCCGAAAGCAAAACTTGGGAATATATGACGGTAAAGGAGTTGTTGGTAGTTGGTAATCTGTCACACGGTATTGAAGGAGAGCTTGAGAAGCTCCGTAAACCGTGGAAAGTGGGAAAGGTCAGGACACCTGATACCTTGAATGACATGAATATGGGTGAGCTTATGCAGTTGCAATCAATCAGTACGGAGAAGGAAACGATAATGGTTCCTTGTCGTGTGCTTCTGGGAATGTCGGAGCGTGAGGTGATGAGGACTGATGCATCTGAGGTTATCGGCTTTTGCTTCTGGGTGGCCAGGGAAGTGAAGCGGATAAACAAGCTGTTTGCTTCCACGTCCGTTCCTCCTACACCGGAGGAGAAGCAGGCTGGGGCAGAAGCATTGAATTTCGGGCCGTTCGGACTGCTTGACTATTATGCACTGAGAATGGGAATAACGGACCATGAGGCGGTAGAATATGTTCCGTGGGTACGTGTGTATAAATGCCTGGATATGGATGCCAGGAAGATGAGGTATGAACGCAGGTTACGTAAAATCTTGGAGGGAAAGAAGAAATGACAGTAGAAGAGAAGGTTAGGAAAATAGTGGAACAGATGGGAGTTACCTATCTGTTTGAGAACTGGCAGGCTGCCAATGTAAGGCTTGACAAGATGCAGCTTCCTGCCGTGATGTATGTGCTTCCGGCTTCCGGAAATCTGAATGTGGGGCTTATGCAGATGAAAGACTTTCCTAACTGCATGATAGCCTTTATGGACAAAACGAAGCATGATTTCTCCGGTGAAGAGAATGACATGGTGATAGAACGATGCAAGTCTTTGGTCAGGGAGTTTATACTGAACGTGAACAGAAGTGGAATGTTTGAGCCTGTACAGGGTGACATTCAGTATTCGGTGTTCTATGATAAGCTGGACGTGAATGTGACGGGGATTGTCATCCAGATTCCTTTGAAGGAAATAAGAGGAATCGTGATATGCCCTACAAAAACAGTGAAGGAGATAGTGTATGGAACTTCTGCTGAGGGATAAGGTGATGGAGCTTGTGTCTTCAGAACTTGAAGCATTGAAACAGAAGGTAATCGAAAACCAGAAGAACTCCGGTCAGGTTGCTTCCGGCAGAACGATAGCCAGCATGAAGGTAGAGGTTACGGAGGATGGCGGTGTTCTGTGGGGACGTAGCCCGTTCGGGACGCTGGAGACCGGACGAAAACCGGGTAAGGTGCCGGCAGGATTCTGGAGGATAATCCGGCAATGGATGGATGACAAGGGCATCCAGGCACAGAAGCCTGATTCCTTTGCTTACCTTGTGGCGAGAAAGATAGCCAATGAAGGGACACAGCTATTCCGGAATGGCGGTAGGGATGATATTTATTCTCCTGAAGTGAAGGATATGGTAGAAAGGGTATCGCAGGGTATCGGTATTCTGTTCGGGAGTGAAGTGGAACATATAAATCTTAATTTCAATGAGAACGGGAACTATTAACGGATGCAGCATTAAATATCCGGATGAAGTGGTATTCTGCTTTAATCCGAATATGATTACAGTGAATACCTCCAGTGATGTCACTTTTGTAATATCTTCCGATAGCGGAGGTTCCGGAGGTGTATTCGATACTACATTTGACAGGACGTTTACGATTGTGAAGAGACCGTATTTTTCGGATAATCGTGATGAATACGCTAATTATGTAGAACTTGACATATCCGCATATCTTCAGGCATGTTTCGATATTAACAGAAGTGGAGGGATGGTGGAATCAAAGGTTATTCATGTGAAAGTATCCATATCCGGTGAATCTTTCTCTTTCGATGTAACTGCCATATGGGGAGCTATGAATATCGGTGAGCAGTTTGATGCTCCACGTACCGTAGTACATTTTACGAAGTATCCATTTACTGTAACGATATTTGACCAGATGATTAAGCATGTGAGTCCTTCTGACGTACCGGAATATGTAAAAGTCGTGGAGGATGATTCTGAAGATGGTATTTATTTGCGCTGGATAGACCGTCATGGATTTTACCAATACTGGCTTTTCCAGGAAGGGTCAAACGAAAATAAATCTGAGGAATATGGAGAGCATCTTATGGAAAACTTTTATGGGAGCAAGTATGGGTATTACGGCGTATCCAGAATTCAGGGAAAGACTACCGAGGGAACTAAAAAGGCATGTGCGTCATTGGTTTCTAAGAAGATATTCAACATGCTGCTTTCAATACATTCTTCTCCTCTTGTCGATATGTATGTGGATGAGACCTGGGTTCCGGTTGGTATAAAAGCTGATACGGCTGTTGATTCAGGTGAGCACCTGCAGGATTTTGAGATAACGGTCATATTGCCAACTATTATTTCGCAGAGCTTATGAGAGATGAATTATATATTGACGGGACGAAAGTGGATATGGGGGAGTCCGGTGTTTCTCTTGAATACCGTAGCAATATCCTGACTGATATTAGCAAGATTGTAAGTAATTTCAGCTATACGATTAAGCTGCCGAAGACAAAGAATAACCTTCGGCTGATAGAATGTGCTCATATACCCAGTGCAGTGAGCAGCTTCCCATATCTTCCTCATGTAGGTACTTTATTACGTGACGGTGTGCAGATCGTTGATGGAGCCAATGTGGTATTGATGTCAGTAAGTGACACTATAGAGATTGCGCTTTCATGGGGAAATATTCAAGGTTTTGAAAATATCCTCAATAGTGATAAGACTTTAAGAGACCTGACGGCGCTTCCACTGAGTGGAGCATGGAGTTATTGGTGGAAGTTGAGGACACCTGATATGGACCATCCTATGGTTAATTATGGGTTCAATGATGCAGAGGAAGGCGTATGGTATCATCCTGTAATTCCGGTAAGTGAACTTATGCGGCAGATAGCAACAGATAATGGGATTAGCTTTGAATATGATAGGGAAAGTGTATTGGCTGAAATAAGAATACCTTTACTGACAAAAAACGGTTCACCTGAACAGTCAGAAGAATGTAGTCTTATTCTTGTACCGAATGGAATGGGTACTTCTGGTGATTCAGGTAAGAAAATATTATTTAAACAAATAACTGCCAGTAATTATTTCTTTTCAACGTTTGGAGGAACAGGGGCTAGTGGTTCGTTTACTTCAGGTGTGATTAACAATTTTGTTAATACTAAGTATTCTGTATCATGGAACTTGACGTGCTCAATATCTGGGACGATACCTGAAGAATTGTATCTTGTTATGAGTATTGGAGGAACTGAGATAATGTCAGCATCTCCATATAGCATTAACGGAAGTAAGGTGGCTTTTAATCTTAATGGTACTACCGATATAGTAGGTAAATATGGTAAGATTGATGGAGATATCGAGTTTTTCATTAAAGGACTTCAAGATGTGAATGTAGTATATGAATTGTCTGGGGATATGACATTGGCACCTGATTCAGAGGTAACGGCTTATGATGGAGATGGATATAATAACAGATACTATCATATACCAAATCTTCCGGATATTAAGCAGATGGACTTTTTGAAAGCTATTACTGCAATGTTGGGACTCTTTGCCGTGCCAAAATCGGATGGTACAGGAATACGCTTCTTCTCGTTTGATACTATTTTAGAAAATAAATCAAAGGCTGTAGACTGGAGTATGAAGATTGTATGTGCATATTATGGTGATTTGCCAAGAACAATATCATACAGTCTTAACGGGTTTTCCAAGAACAACTGGTTTAGGTATAAGGAAGATGATACAGTCAAAGGCAACTATGATGGAAAGATAGTTGTAGAGAGTGAATCGTTGGATGATGAAAGAGACGTGATAACACTGCCGTTTGCCGCTTGTGATTATTCAGGTAACATGGTAAGCATTCCTTTATATTCCTATAATTCGGAAGGAAAGCTGGAGATGAATGATATAGAACCACGTCTTATATACCGTTCAGGAAATGATGGTACGATAGCTTCATTTAAGGAGTTGGAGTGGGGGACGTTATTGTCTAAGTATTACAGTTCTTATCAGGATATTGTGAAGCATCCTAAAGTAATTTCAGAATATGTCAGATTAAGTCCTGTAGAGCTTAAAGAGCTGGATTTGACAGTACCAGTATATCTTCGACAATACGGTTCATATTTTGCGATTGTGAAGGTGAAAACCAAGGAGAATAATATATGCGAAGTTGAATTGCTAAAAATATAGTGTTATGGCAGATAAGGTGGAGAAAATCCTTGACATCAAGGTGAATTACAATGAAGCTGTAAAGGCGATAGCGGAATACCAGACAAAGATTGATGCGGCCAGAGATGCAGAAAAGAACCTGAAAAAGCAGTTGAAGGATGGGGAAATATCCCGTCAGCAGTATAACGAGGAGATTGCTGCGTCAAAGATTGCCATTGCAGATTATAATGATGCGATACGTATCATCAACAGGACAGTACAGAATCAGATTAAGCAGGAGAAAGAGCAGGAGGGGAGCCTGAAAGCACTACGCGCTGAGCTGTCTAATTTGACGGCTGAATATGATGCTCTGTCGGAAGCTGAAAGAAAGGGTGCCAGTGGTGAGGAACTGAAAAATAAGATAAACGAGGTTACGGATGCTTTGAAAGGTGGAGAGGAGGAAACGCAGAGGTATTACCGGAATGTGGGTAACTATGAGGAAGCGATTAAGAGTGCGGTTTCAAGCAATATCCCGTTTATTGGAACATTAATACAGACTCAGGATGAGATGGGAAGTGTGAAGGCAGGTGCTGTGGCTGCAGGTGCTGCCGTGAAGAATTTCTCAAAGACACTTCTTGCATTGTTGGCCAATCCGATTGTAGCTATTCTTACTGCGATTTCCGTGGTGATTATGGCTGTAGCTAAAGGTATTAAATCGAGTGAGGAAAATACAAGCCGATGGAATGCTGTTCTTGCTCCATTGAAAATGGCTTTGGATGCCGTGGGTAAAGTGCTTCAGATTGTGGCAAGTGGAATACTTTCTGTTGTAGAAGCTGGTGGTAAGATGATGGGATGGATTACCAAGCAGCTTGAAAAACTTCCGGTACTTGGTAAATATGTGGCAGAGGTGAACAAGGAGAATGAGAGATACATTGCTATGGCAAAGGAGCAGGCGGCAATAGACAGGGATACACGAAACCTTCAGGTGCAGAATGCAAAGAATGCTCTTCAGATAGCTACTTTGAAGGCAAAGGCTGACGATGAACTGAATGTGTCTGCAAAGGAACGTATGGAAGCTATCAGGGAAGCTAACAGACTGGAGGAGGAAGCCAGCAAGAAGAACTACGAACTGGCCAAGAGAAGATATGAACTGATGGTACAGCAGAATGCGATGGCTGAGAACACTAAGGAAACTAATGATGCTATTGCTCAGGCTGAGGTGGAGATGTATAATGCGTTGACTGAGTATCAGGATAAAAGGGGTGAATTGCTTGGTCGTGAGGTGTCTTTGGCAAACGAAATAAAGTCGGCTGAAAAGGAAAAATCGGATGCGGCTATTGCTGCAAAGCAGAAAGAATTGGAAGCGGTAAGAGCGGCAGAGGATGCCATGCTGGCTCTTGTGAAAGATGGGCGTGATAAACAAAGTAAGGAGATAACCTTACAGTATAATCGTCAGATTGAGGATTTGCGTACGAGGCTGAAAACAGAGACAGACCTTACTGTAAAAGCCCGCCAGGCTATCAACGACCAGATAAAAGCTCTGGAACAGCAGAAGGCTGCTGAGTTGCAAAAGCTGTCTGAGGAGGAATTACAGAAAGAGATAGACAACCGTACCAAGCTTATTTCCTTACAGCTTGAAGCAGTAAAGAAAGGTAGTGAGCAGGAATATCAGTTGAGGATGCAGCAGCTACTTTCCCAGCGTGATGCCGAGCTTGCTGACAAGGAACTGACCGAGCAGATGAAGCTTGCCATCGTGGACAAGTATGACAAGCAGATGGACGATCTGATATTACAGCGTGAGCAGGAAATATCGGATAAGCAGCAGGAAGCCGTCAGACTGAGAATGGAGAATGAAATCATGCAGCTCCAGCAGTCCGGTGCAAGTGAACTGGAAATACTTCAGGAACAGGCTTCGCAGAAATTAGAGTTGTTGAACAGCATACAGCAGCAGGAAGGGGAGAGTGAACAGGAGTTCCTTAACCGTAAGCTTCAGGCTAATCAGGAATATATCGATGCGAAGAAGGCCATTGCAGACAAGGAGGTTGAGATAGAGCAGGTAAAATTTCAGGCAATAGAGACAATAACATCAGGTCTTTCATCCGCCTTTGAAACATTGGGTGAAAATAACAAGACTTTTGCCATACTCTCAAAGACACTGGCTCTTGCTGAGATTGCCATCAATACCGGAAAGGCTCTGGCTGCCGGTATAGCGCAGGCTCAGTCTGTCCCGTTCCCGGCTAATTTGGCAGCTATCGCAACAACGGTGGCAACGATACTTTCTAATATTGCTGTAGCTACAAAAACGGTAAAAAGTGCTAAATTTGCAACAGGTGGTTTAGTCACCGGACCAGGTACCGGAACAAGCGACAGCATACCTGCACAGCTTAGTAATGGTGAGTCGGTGATGACGGCCAGAGCCACCTCGATGTTTGCTCCTTTGCTCTCATCATTCAATCAGATGGGAGGGGGAGTTCCTATCAACGTAACACAGACAAGTAGTCAGGCTCTCGGAGAGGACATGCTGGCCAGAGCTGTCGCCAAGGGAGTTCAGTCTATGCGTCCGGTTGTTTCGGTTGAAGAGATAACCAGTGTGAGTAACCGTGTAAAAGTATTGGAGAATCTTGGTAATGTATGAACGTGTATGAATTTCTAAACACACATAAGGGAGTGATGGAGCAGTTACAGACGCTCCCGGTACAGCCGTCGGACGTGAGATACCTTGAACTTTACAAGGAATATAGCCGTCTGATGAAAGAAGGGCATAAGAAAACCTACGTATTGCAGTACCTTTCGGACGAATACAACGTGGATGAGAGGACGATATACAGGGTTGTAAAGAAGTTTTCCACGGAAGTGGATATGTAATTGTTTGAGGTGGGCAGCGGCTCACCTCTTTTTGTTTGAAAAATCGACTGACAAGGCGTGTCAGTGCTATTCCTTTCAAAAATTCTTATAGCCATATCGCGTTCACTACCTTTGTTTCAAACAATTACGAGATATGGCGAAATTATTTATCAACAAAGACATTGTAGCTGATACCGAAAAAATGGAAAACTGGTATCTGACTGGCGTTGATGGTATGTCCTTCTCTGATGTACAGGATTTTCTTGGATGGATTGCTCCGGATGACAATCACATTGATATTGAATTACACTCGTGTGGTGGTGATGTGGCTGAAGGATATGCGATATATGATGCTTTAAGGGCTACTGGGAAGGAAATTTCTGCAACTGTAGTAGGAAGATGTGCTTCAATGGCGACAGTAATTCTTTTGGCAGCTCCTATCGAGCGTAGAAAGATGTATCCGCACGCAAAGATTCTTATTCATTCACCTTATTGTCCTGGTGTAGAAGGTTCTCTTGATATTTCAGCGCTTGAATCCTTAAAAGCTGGGTTGGAAGCAGAGCGTGAACGTATGATTTCAATCTATGTTGAGCGCTGTGGGGTTGATCGTGCGGTGATAGAGGAACAGATGGCTAAAGAAACATGGTTTGGTGGTGAGGTAGCCAAGCAACTTGGATTTGTGAGTGAGGTAATTATGCCGAAGTCAGCTAAAGTAGTATCTAACAATAAATTTATGGGAAAAAAAGAAAATGAAGTTACGGTAAGCAAGTCATTGCTTGACCGTATGCTGGCCAAGTTAGGCTATGCAAAAATCGAAGATGTTCCTGCGGTAGCGTTGGAGCTTACAACTGCAGGTGGCGACACATTGACAGTAGAGCGTGAAGAAGGTGAACCGCAAGTAGGTGACGCGGTAAGCCCGGATGGGGAACACGTAATGCCAGACGGGAAGACTATCGTAGTGACTGACGGCGTAATTACCGAAATCCGTGAAGCTGAAAGTGGAAATGATGATACAGCAGCATTGGAGGCACGTATCGCAGAATTGGAACAGCAGGTTTCTGACTTGACAGCCAACGCCAAGACAGAGGATGATGTCAGAATCCTGGATGCAGTGGCTAAGGCTGGAGGAATTGAAAAACTGACTAAAGCGGCCGCAAGCAAGTACACTCCTGCAGGACGTACAACGACTTACGGAAAGAAGCAGGAAGTTAAGCATGAAAGCAAGATTGAGAAGAAACTTGCTGAGATTAGAGAAAAGAACAAACAGAAATTTAATAACTAAGAATTATGGCAAAAGAAAGAATTACTTGGGAGCAGCTTTCGAATCTTACTCCAGGTAATGGAGCAGTACAGAGTCTGAGAGACTTGCTTATCATGACAAACTTCGTCGATGAGGAACTTGGACGGTTCTTCACTCTTCGTCAGAATGTGCATAATGGTGATAAGCTAGGATGGGTCGGAGAGATGGGTGATATCGGTTGGGCAGGTTCCGGCTGTAATCCTGAATACAAGAAAGCAAACATCAACTTTGCGGAGAAGGAGTGGAAAATCGGTGATTGGCAGATTCCTTTGGAGTGGTGTTATGTAGAGTTACAGAATACAATCGCAGAATACTGTCTGAAAACTGGAACAGAAATCGCGGACTTGTCGTCTACTGAATACATGGATGATATCGTATATCCTGCTTTGGATTTGGCAGTTAAGCGCATGATGTGGCGATTCATCTGGTTTGGTGACACAGAAGCGCAGAATGCAACATCTTCAGGTCAGATTACAGATGGTGTGAATGTTGAGCTGTTCAAGACAGCAGACGGTTTTTGGAAACAGTTGTTTGCGATTGGTACAGCAAACGCAGGTCAGAAAGTTGCTATTGCTGCCAACGATGAAGCGTCTACCGCATTACAGTTCAGCAAGCTGAAAGAATCTGGAGTAGCAATCGGAATCTTTGACAGCCTGCTTGAAAATGCAGACTCACGTATCGCTTCAATGGATGGAGCTGGTATCTTCTGTACGAAGTCGTTGTGCGATGCGCTGGCAAAAGACCTGAAGCGTGAATACAAGGAAATCCTTGAATGGGAACAGATTTTCAAAGGTCTTGACGTAACAGAGTACAACGGTGTGTTTGTCTATCGTGTATCCATTTGGGATAGATTCATCCAGAAATACCAGAACAATGGTACTAAACTTAATCTACCTCACCGTGCTGTATTTGGTTCTCCGAAGCAGTTGTTTGTGGGTACTCCAGCTGATGACATCATTTCAGACCTTGACATTTGGTTTGACAGAAATACCAGAACTAACAAGCTGTATTCTACCGGAAAATTAGGATGCCTTATTGGGGAAGATAACTTGTTCCAGTTGGCTTATTAATGAAAGGAGGAGTTATGTCAGGAATCTGTGACTATGCAATAAAAAGGGACATCGTGGCAAGCTGCGATGACCCGCTCGTTCCTGGAGTAGAGCAGGAAGGCGTTATCATGAACCGGAAGGACATAGATTTCGCTACAGTAGCATTCAATGCAACGCGTAAGAATGTGATTGAAACGCTTGCCTTGAAGAAAGGAAAGAAAGCCTATAAGGTTATTGTGCCTGGAAGCACTCCGTTTACCGGGACGAACACGGCACTTGCTGTCGGTACCTATCAGAATACGTTTACCAATACGGTGAACATGGTGATTCTTGCCAATGACCCGGACGTGTGTGCGGACATCATTGACGGGCTGGCAAACGGTGAATATGTGGTAATCCTGGAGAACAAGGCGAAGAACTTGCAGAAGGAAGAGAATCCGGGTGATTCTGCATTCCAGATTTATGGTTATTACCAAGGCTTGAAGGCTGCCGAAATCAGCAATGATAAGTATGCAGAGGATACAAATGGAGGATGGGCTGTGTCATTGCAGGAAACAAAGGTGCCAAAGTCTGCTTTGTTCCTTTACAAGACAGACTACGATACTACCAAGACGGCTATCGATACGTTGACATCTCCAGCAACTTGATATGGAAGTGATTGATGTGGTTAATAGGTTGAAGGAGTTGGGAAGCATTGCTTCCCTCTCTTCTTCTGACAAGGCAGAGATTGAAAACCTTTATGTGCTTGTCCTTGATAAGAAGTTTGTCCGCACATCTTGTAGCGACTGCTATCATGATGCGGTGATAGAAATGAGTGTTTACCTTAACAAGAACGGAAAGATGAAAGAAAAATCAGAATACGGCTTGAAGAACGGTGTTCTCCTGCAGATGGGATTTGGCAGTAGCGAAATGTATACGAATGCCAACCTTACTGATGAAGCAGCGGAGAAGTATCTGGCGAAATACCCGGACAACATTAAGTATTTCTCAAAGAAACCCGATGACTGGGAGGAACGAGTAAAGTCCAGAAAGGACGGAAATGTGGTGATTAATGACGAGCTTGTCTCTCTCATGGTGGAAGCTATGAAGGATGGAGTTTCAAGCAAGTCAATTCAGGAAGAGTTCAAGGGTTATAAAATCTCCGGAAAGGCTATTACAAAAAAAGTCCTGACAGCTCACGTAAACAAGGCTCCGGAAGTATTTGCTGATATGCAGGAGAATCCTGAAGGAAGTGAAGAAGGCAGTGAGAATGGGGATAATCATGAATCTACTGATGGGCATACCGATGAAGAAGGAGAAGCGGTAGAAGGCGCTGAATAAATTAAAACCTCACGGAATTATGAAAGTAAAGGAACTTAGGAAGAAGAGCAGTGTAAGGGTAGATATACGCTATTTCCAGCAGCTTGGGATACAGTCTTACGGGGATGACAACCTCTATCCGCAGACGGTAAGAAATATCATTGCAGCGAGTTCTACCGGAAGTGAATGTGCTGACCGTTTCGCGGATTTCATTGAAGGTAACGGATTCCGTGAGGTTTCTTTTTCGGAGTATGTGGTAAACCGAAAGGGAGATACGGCTGATGATATACATTCTCTTGTTTGCCGGGATATGGCTGACTTCAATGGGATTGCCATTCATGTAAATTACAACATTTTGGGCCAGATTGTGGAAATTCAGCATATTCCATTTGAAAATTGCCGCTTGGTGGAAGAGGATGATAATGGATATGTGGCTAAGATTGCCGTGCATCCTGACTGGAGCGGTACGAAAACCAGGAAAGGGAAGAAGATACGTGTAGCAAAAGAGAATATCGACTACATTGATGTGTTCAATCCGTTGAAATCTGTTGTTTTGACGCAGATTGAAGCTGCTGGAGGAATAGAATACTACAAGGGGCAGGTTCTATGGGTATCCATGGCTGGAAAACAGACTTACCCAGTAGGTAAATCTGACCGTGTCATTACCGAGATGAGCACGGATGAAGGGCTTTCCAACGTGAAATTCAGGAATGTGCGCAATAATTTCCTTCCGTCCGGTATGGTTGTCACTAAAAAAGGCTCGGATATTGTCAGATACGATGAAAAAGGTAATGAAATAAAGATTCCGGAGGATGACGGATTTTCTGATAGCCTTGTCAAGCTTCAGGGGGATACAAATTCCTTGAAACTTATAGAGGTAACGCTTGAAAATGATGAAGAAAAGCCTGAATTTATCCCGTTCACTACACAGAATTATGATAAGGAGTTTACCGTTACGGATGCAAGTGTGGTGGAGCGCATTTATTCCGCCTATGGTCAGGAGCCGTGGTATTGTATTCGTATCGGGAAAGTGGGCTTTTCCGGCGATATTTTGGAAGATGCCTTTGAATACTATAATTCTATTGTCAGCAAGCAACAGCGTTTAATAGAGCGCACGTTTGACCGTATTTTCCGCAACTGGTATGAGGTGGCAAACCCGTCAATGGATTTTAGTGTACAACCATTAAAGTATATAAGAAATGCAGCAGTATCTGATAACAACGCTTGAGGTCGCAGATTTGTCACGTAGCATGTCCGTACATGTGGATGAAGATAAGATAGATACGTATATACGTGAATCGGAGAGTATTGATATAAAGTCAGCTCTTGGTGATGCATTTTATCTGGATGTGAGGGAACATCCGGAGAAGTACGAGCTTCTTCTTGATGGTGGAACGTACGAGGACAAGTGTGGAGAGAAAAAGATATTCATGGGTATTAAAACGGCGTTGGCATATTATACCTATGCACGGATCGTGAAGAACGGTGATTTGAATGTGACCAGATACGGACTTATGCAGAAGGAGGATGAATACAGCAGCCGTCCGGACATCAAAGAGAAGGTGATGGCTTATAATGATGCGTTTTCCATTGCTGACAGATACCTGAAGGAGTGTGTAAGGTTTCTTGAAGAGAAAAAGGCTGATTATCCTCTTTACAAGGGAAGCGGAAAAATTAAAGCAAATAGGACTGTATTTAGAATTTTAGGAGATTAATATGGATAGTATCGAGATGCTAAAGGAGTTGTCTTTGCTTATTCGTAATGCTACGAAAAGCGGAGAGAATACGGCTGAACGGGTGGGTAGAACATTTGTTGGCATAGTCGATATTTTATCAACTGTTACCCTTGACAAGCTAAGGAAGATATTTTTGCAGAAGGATTGTGAGGATGAAACGAAGTATCTTCTTAAACTCTTGGGAGGTATTATATCTCCTTTCCTGGAGTCGCCCGACTTCGTAACCGGAATGATGGGTGCTGGTATGTCATTCTCTTCAGAAAAGGGCGGCGAGTCTGTCGGATGGATTGACAAACTGTACGTGCGCAAGAAAGCTATCTTCCAGTTACTTTCAATAATGGAGACCGAGCTGGCCGGAGCTTCCTTCATGTTCAACGCCAGCGGGGCCAGAGCAACGATTACTAAGGTCGAGTTTATAGAAAAAAAGGGAATTCGTTTCAAGGATGGTAAAGGAGTCAAGTTCTCAGACGGGAAAAGAGGTTACTCATCTCCTGGAACTTATGGTTCTGTTTATCGCTGTTACTTCCTTGCAGATGATGGTGAGAAAGCCATAGAAAATCGTTTTAAGCCAGGGAATTTAGTACGCTCACAGTCCTTTAATATTAAGGAAGGCGCGTATGACGGCGTATCCAATCACTATTGGTGGCGTCTGGTGGAAAATGTTGGTGATAACTGGATAGAGGTATCCGTGAATCATTGTGACGAAGGCAGCGACATACCGGCAGTTGGAGATGTGATGGTACAACTTGGAGACGTATCGGATACGGATTTTCAGGCTGCAATCGTGTTGTCTGCATACGGAGACGGTGCGCCTTCTCTTACCTTCTATCAGGGGATAAGTTCTTACTCCCTCTCAGGGAAAGATATAGTTTCAATCGGATATGATCGTCTAACTAAAGAAGGATACTTTAATGTTTATGGAAAGACATATATCGGTAATAGGGACAAGACAAATTATATCAGACTTGCTTCTGGAGAAATAGAGGTACGTGCAGCAAGAATATTGTTGTCAAATGGTGAAAGCGTTGTAGATGTAGCAGAGAAAAATATCTCAATTAAACTTGGTGCTACGGGTATTGACATCGAAAAAAATGAGATTGTTATTTCTTCAGATAAGTTTAAAATTAAAAGTTCTGAAGGGAAAGGAATAGCCGTGTTTACGGTTAAAAATGGGAAACCACTTCTTCTTACAGAGTGCATAGATGTAAACTCGTTAAAAGTGAAACATCTGGATGGTGCAGACGGTACATTTTCGGGTGAACTGAAAGCCGCTAAAGGTACTTTTTCCGGAACAATATCTGCCGATGGTGCTAAGATTGGAGGTTTCACTATAGACAACGGTTCCTTGAATTGGAAGGGAAGGGATTTTTTCGGCAATGATAGCAGGAGTATACGGATTGGTGTTCCTACGGATGATAACAGTGGTATGATTGACATAAATTTCAATGGTGCGACTGACGGGAAATTTGGGGTTAAAATAATTGGAAGCAATGACGGTGGAGCATGTATCTATGCTTCAAGGAACGGTACTAGCAAGCCACATAGTTCTAATACTTATGCCGGATATTTTGACGGAGGAGTACATGTAAACGGAAATCTTTATACCAATACGATATTGTCTAATGAGTTTGGTACCGGATGGTCATTGCAAGCCGATGGCTCATATACATACAAAAAAGGAGTAACGAGAACAATATCATGGACTATACAGAATGGTTCGATACCTTCAAGATATAGCCTGGTTTTTGAAAATGGAATTTTAGTTGATTAATCATGAAAATAGATTTTAAGAAATTTAAGAAGTACACGAAGATAGATAAATCCGATTTCGTGGAGATTGATGTCAGAGAAATGTTTGCAGATAACATTTACAATGTGACAGGAGTTGGTATTGCTGATTTAAAATTAGCAGAAAAAATTTTTTCCAGCGATGACGATACCGAATTTTCAGATGATGAAGTTAGCAGGGTAAGACATCATGCAGCGTCGCTTCTTCCATGGTTTCTTGCTGGGCTTGATGATGCAATAAGATAATTATAATATACATTGGTAACATCATTAATAACTATAAATTAAAAACAATTATGGCAGCAGAAGAAGATTTTGTATTAAGCTTTACAGGTGAAGAAACTGACAATCTATTGAAACATACAGAAAGTATGAAGAATCAGACAACGGAAGAAGATGGTGAAACGGTACAGGTGTACGATACAAACGGCGTTCCGCATAAAGTGTCGAAAACGGAACTGCTGAAGAAGTCTACACTGGCTCTCCCTGCTTTGGAAGACATATCCAGTTTTGTCGCTATTAACGCAGCCGGAAATGCTGTTGGGGTAATGACAAAAGAGCAGGTTGCGTCAGTTCTGGCGGAACTGATTGGAGTTGTTTCAGCAGAAAAAGATGGGTTAATGTCAAAATCCGGATTCATAGAAAGAGGAGATATATCAGATGCAAATACCCGATTTTCCGGATTTCTTCGAACTTATGGGATGCCCAATACCCCATACCCGTCTGAGCAGGGTATCTTAGTATCTATCTCAACAAGCACTGTTTGCTTACAGTTCTTTTTGAGAGGTTGGCCTGTCGAATTGTATTGGAGAAGCCTTTGGGACAACTGGAGTTCTTGGAATCGAATCGGTTAATCAGCTTAGTTGTCTCCATGCGCTCCAGCTGTCAAGCCCCCATCTCATTCTTGTGTATGATGTACCGTTGTCTGAAATTGCAAGCTGAGAAACAGAGCCACCCGCTCCATCTTGAAAAACAATAATATGCCCAAGCTCTATCGGATAGTGCTTAGAAGCTATATCTTCACCCCAACAATACACTGCATAAAATCCTGAACCGGTAAGATTATTAGCATCCGTATTAATATCGACGCGGTCTCTATATTTGAACGGGAAATCAATAAGTCCCGCCAGTGCTAAATCTGCCTGGCGGAACTTATGGGTGGATTTATAAGGAGAAGCCCAGTTTCAGAATCTTTCGACTCCTGTATAAATCAGGGCGTTTATAATATCAATAAGACCACTTATCCATCCGCTGTAAACTATCCTCCAAGTATAGTCTATGGGCTTCTATTTGTATTCAGTTCATCGAATGGATGGGTTTCACAATTTGCTCACAACTTGGAAAATAATGCAATACACACAAGAATAAGAAATGAAAATGGTATTTGGAATGAGTGGAAACAGTTATAATTCTTTCCATTCAGTCCATTGTCCATTACTTATTTTTGCCCTTTGATAAGGCGTTCCAGTAAATACCTCTACTAGTATCTGAAATGCACTTTGATCAGATTTCGCCGAAAGCAGGAAGCCAAAATACCCATTTGTGTTTGTTGAGCCATTCTCAGCATAATAATATCCATCTTCAATATTGTTCGCGTCAACCACTTTGCGTCCACGATAGGCGAAGGGGAATTGTATTAGTCCCGCCAGGACTTATGGGTATGAATGAAAACAACTGAAATAAAGAAAGCTGTATTGAAAATTATTTGAGTGGTAGAAATTGGGTAGAAAATAGTAACTAGCTTGCTTATTCTACCCGGCTTCTACCAACTTACTGACAAGAGCTGTCAGCCTTTTTGAAACCTTTTATTCTTTGTTCGTTTTTATATCATTTACCTTCGCTGAAAAAGGATGGTAAATGAGTAGTTTTGTGTGTGAAATAGTAGTTACGCCCATGAGCGTGTTCCTTTGCCGGGATGCGCTGGTGGGCGTTTTGTCGTATTAAAAGTGCTACCAAAATCTGGGATGAGAGAGATATATAAAGACATATTGTTTAACTAAAACCTTTATTTGTATGAAAAGATTTGTTTTCATGTGTGTTGCACTTCTGATGTGCGTAGTGAGTGTTTTCGCGGAGACTTCCGTTAGTGTAGAACCTTCCGTTCCGGAGTTCCTGACCGGATTT